GTTGTAGGTTCCGGTCATCAGCGGGTACTCGTAGCTGCTTGCGTCCTGACCTTCCGCGAAATCGTAGACCTGCGGGAAGGCGTACGGCACCTTGTTGTAGTCGTCCCAGTACGCGAGGATCGGGATGAACGGCTGTGGAGCTGAGTCGTCGGTGAAGTTGTACTTGCCTGTCATCCAGTTCTTCGCCGCGTAGTAGGTGTTCGATACGCCGCGGTATGTGTTGCCGAGGTTCTCCGGCGCATCGTAGATCTGCCAGTTCCAGCCGTATGCGGGGAGTCCCATGAACACCTTCTCCGGTGTCATCGCCTTGACAGCGTAGTCGTAGATCCCGTCGAGCCAGTCCTTCGGAGAAACCGGACCGGGAGCGCTCCCTGCCCACGCCATTCCATAGCTCATTATGGCCGCTGTGTCGCAGTATGGATTCAGATCGGCGTATACGCACCAGTTCTCGCCGCCGACCGAGCCGTTGACGGAGTTCATGCCGGGCAGGCAGATGTTGACCTTCTTCGAATTGTCATATGCTTTGACCGTGTTCCAGATGTTGCGGAACATCGCCGTGGATTTGGCGTGCGTGTAATAGTCGCCGCCGCGCTCGAGGTCGATGTCGACTCCCGCGCACCACGGATATTTCTCCATGATTCGGACGAGCTCAGTGAGGAACTTGTCCTGCGCTCCGTCGGTGTTCTCGCGAAGGGCTGTGAACACGCTCGATGTACCGTCGTTGCGGACGGTGAGCAGCCATGTGATGTGCGGGTACTTGTTGATGTAGGTCAGCATGTCACTGATTGCCACGCCGGTTTCGGTTATCGTCCCGGTCGCGTCGACCTTAAAAGAAAAGAGACCTACCTGCGAGAGGCGGTCTCCGTAATTCTTCAACGCGGTGTACATCCGGGTGTTTCCCATGAACGTCCAGACCATGCATTTGTGGCCTTTCAATATATCCAGACTCATGTCACATCACCATCCTCAGTCTCCTGAAACTCCACATACAGCCTCGCCGATTTCTTCTCCTCGACCGTGACAGGATGCTTGCTGTCTCCGGCTGCGGAGTACTGGAAGAATCCGTCCTTGTCAGTCGCCAAGCCGTTTTTCAGGCACTGCCGGGTTGATGCGAGAAGCTGCAGTTCATCACCTGCGCTTGCGGCATCCGTAAAGGTTACTTTGTGCGCTCCGGCACCGAGGGCGAGGGAAACGCTCCCGGACTTCATGTTCTGGTTCGGGTAAACCTTCCAGTCGAGTCCGGTTGAGGTCTTACCGAGGTTGAAGATGATGCATGTCGCGCTGCCGCGGACGATGCCGTTGAAGAAGCGTTTACCCGTGACGGCGTATTCGTCGCCGGTCGCGTACTTCTTCTGCACAGTCTCGGTGTTGATGACGTATCCGGAGAGCATCGCGCCTTCCTGCAGCATGAGATCAGTGAACCATATGGTTCCAGTGCAGTCGGTGACCACGGGTTTGACAGTGACGTTCACAATGCGTTTCTTTTCCTTCTTGTCGATTGTCTCCGTGAATCTCGTAAAGATTGGCATTTAATCACCGTCCTGCGTCCACTGGATTTCGCTGACGTGTCCCACCCAGCCGGTCGCGATGGAGCCGCCCTGCAGAAACATGTCCGTGATGTAGATTGTTCCGGTGCAGTCGGTCACGCAGACGCGGATGCGTATTTTCTTCACGCGCCCGTTTTGCGGCGAGACCGCCTGTCCTACATGTGTAAAGCTCGCCATATCCGTCTCCTTAAATCAGATCAATGAACCGTGTCTCCGTGGTCCCGTCCTCGTACTCGAAGGTGACTTCGACGCCGACCTGCCCGTTGTCGCCCATATTCAAGTCCTCGGACGCTATCTGGCAGGAGAAGGTATAGCTGTCGCGATTTGCAGGAGTAACAGTCTGCGTCAGGCTTTTCGTTGTGTTCAGTGCGCCTTCGCATTTGAAGGAGGCTGTTCCGGATACGCCGTTCTCGGAATCGACCTCGAAGCCGGAGTTCTCCCAGTAATTGAGTCCGCTGTCGGCGCGGGAATTGCGCAGGTGATTGAACGGCACGAGGTCTTTCATCTCCTGACTGTCCACCAGATCTGCGCCGGAGAGCATATCCGCCGCCGCGTCCCACTGCGAGGAGGAATCGCCGAGTTCCCGCAAAGTCGTAGATAATTCGAGCACTGTATTCCACGGCTCGAGCAGATTGTATTCCCGGCGTACGATTCTGGTTTTGACGCTGATGTTCAGCTCGTCGTCCCTGACCGTCACGATGTCGCCAAGCTTCCAGGACTCGTGCTCATAGCCTGTCAGCACGGACAGATCCATCGCGTTCAGGACATAGGAAATCCTCGGCGCGGCGTAGTCGGCAAGCCGCATTTCAGCGTATTCGAGCATCTGGTAAGGGTTCGTGAAATTCGAGCAGTCGAGCGTCGATACCCGGATTTCATTGGTGTAGGTGGTGTCCTCGACATATTCCTTTCCGCCGTTGATGGACGCGAACGTCATGCCGTCCTTGCCGTAGGCGTAGAGCCGGGTGATCAGGCTCTGTGTATCGATGACGCGCTTGATGGACTTCATGTTCTTCTTGTAGCAGAATAGCGCGCCGGAATCCGTGCCGCTGAAGGTCAGCAGGCTCACGGTCTTGTTCGCGTTGTCGAAAATCAGGTCTCCTCCATGCAGATCCTGCACCTTTCGCAGAATCGCGAGCGCGTTTTTCTCCTGACATGTCCAGGTGCGCTTGGTCCGTTTGTTGACGGTTCCGACTATCCAGCCGGTGTCCTGCAGCGCGTACGCCATCGGCACGTCGGCGGTATCCGCGTTGAAGGTGATCTCGGCTTTCTTTGTAGAGAATCCCAGGTCATAGAACGCCGCCTCAGCATAGACAGAGGTAATCGCCGTGCCTTGCTCGTTCTTCTCGTCCGTGATCGTTCGGATGCGGTAACTGTCATCACCGACCTTAACCTGCTTCTCGTTCTCGAGATATTTGCGCTTCTCATCCCGGAAAGGCAGGCTGAACTCCAAGGTATCGATGCCGTTTATCTCTCCAGTGATGATAACGTCGTAGGCGTTTTCGAGCACCGCTTCCTGTCCGCCGTCCAAGTCGAGAACGGCCAGTAATTTCTTTTCAGCAGCCACGCGATCACCTCCATCTGCTGCGGGCCTGAATGGTCAGTTTCTTGAACGCCGACTCGCCGGGCGTCGAAAGCGCTATGCTTCTTACCGTTGGCGTTACCGATGAATCCGTTATTGTCAGCGTCACGCGGAACTTGATGTATTTCGCGGAATCCGACTGCACCATGTTATCCGCGCCGGGAGCCGCCCAGTCGCTCCATGTAGAGAAATCGTCCGAAGTGGATGTTTCGACAGAGACGCTTGTTCCCGTCGGCGTATCAGCAGTCAGGGAAACGTAGCACTTCCCCGTAATTCCATATTCCATGGCGGCGGTTGTGAGGTAGCCGCTTGTCGCGTAGACGGAATCCGTCGCCTTGAGCGTAACAGCATCAGATGTCGTCAGCCCGTCCACATCCGCGGTTGAATCCGCCGCATTGCAGGTGAGCGATTCCTGAAACCAGAGCGCGATGTCGTCCGCTGTAAGACTCGAGTCGCAGTCGAGGAACCAGTCGTCGAAGTTTCCGGCGTACCAGTAGGATTCCGCGTGCATGCCCCAGATGAGGTCGGCCATGCAGGATCGGTTGAGCTCGCCCGTAAAGCTGACCGCGTCGGATATCCATACTTCTCCGGAGCTTCTGCTCCCAAGAACATACTGCGCGGTATGACTGTCCGGTTTGATGACCGCTGCGATGAAGTACCATAGCCCGTTGGTCAGCGTGATGCTCGGCGTGAAATCCTGATCGAGGATCAGCGTGCCGGACGAGTTGTACAGCATGAGTCGAGGTTTCCCGGAGTGCAGCGACAGGTAGAATATCGGGTTGCCGGTTCCCTGCCGGGTGTTGAGCAGCGGGCAGAAAGTGTTCCCGACCGAGTAGGTCGTGGGCATGAACCATCCGCCGACAGCAATCGTCTTTCCGATATTCGAGAACAGAGTTCCATCATTTGAGACTTTCAGGTATGTCTGCTCGGTCGACGGGTTGTTGATGTTCATGCGGAACGAGCGTCCGAGATGTCCTGCTTGCAGTGACGCGGTGGTGCCGCTCCACTTGTTGATTGACACTTTTCGGTTTTTCCCGGAAGAATCCGCAAGGCAGGTGTCGGAGTCCGGCGCGGATTCATTGAAGCGCCACAGACCGTCCGTTCCCCATGATGCGGGTACCTGCCCGGTGAACTTGTCCTGCGTGCTGAGCGTCTGAACCGTCGTCTCCGTGGTGCTGTCTGCTTCGATTGTGATGGTGTTTGCGCCGACCTTGAGCGCCGGGAAGTCGAGACTTTCCAGAAGCGGCAGTCCGTTGCGCAGCGTATTGCCGTCTGAGTCCGTGACCTTTGCCGTCATGAGCGAGGAATCGATCACAAGCACTTCATCCTCGGTAAGAACGCCGTCGATTTTGAGGCTCTTACCATTGGTCGTAACGACAGCATTTTTGCCCTTGGCAAGATCGGCGACAAGCGAGTAAACCGGCAGGGAGTCGGCGTTTCCGAGCGTCCGATTCAGCGAGAACGTTCCGGCCTCGGTAATCTCGAACGTCTCGTCGTTCTCCGCGTAGGCATACGGATCGGGACAGAGAAACGTCAGGTCGAAGGTGCAGGAGTTGCGCACGACCTTGTCGAATGAGAATCCGCTCTCGAGCCTTGCCCGGTAGACGCGGTTCGGCTCTTTGTCGAGAATCAGGTCGCACAGTCCGATGTCCGGGTTCAGCCACGCGATGATTTCGTCCTTGCGGGCGAGGAAGTCTGCGTCACTTTTGCCGGGAGGAATGAAGCAGGATATTTCGATCTTTCGCTCGCCGATGGTCTCTCCGAAGTCGAACAGTCCCTCACGTCCGGGAACGGTGATCGTGTTGTTGGTGAAATCCGGCATCCGGTTTTCCTTCGTCATTCGCGTCGCGAGCCCGAAGCTTTGTGATGTTCTGCCGTTGAATTTGAATCCCATTAGATCACCGATCCTTTCGCGCGTCTGCTTCCGACAAGAAGCGTGTTGAGCTGCTGAGAAATCTTGCGTATGTCGTCGTCGCTGCGGACGCTCATGGTTTCGATATTGATGAGCGGGCCGTTGTTCCCGGCGGTCTCGCTCACGGCTTCTTTAATCATGTTCCGTAATGAATTCACGCCGACTACGGCTTCGTCGCCAGCTTCGCCGCCGCCGAGGAGCGTGCCGCCGGACTGCCCGAAGATGGTCGCGTCCTTCAGGATCATGCCGCCGTCCATCGCCTTCTTGTACCAGGAGATGGAGAAGTGCGGAATGCTCGGCGGATTCAGGGAAAACGAGCCGGAAACCGAGAAATGCGGGAGCTTGATTTTCGGCAGCTCCCAGTGGAAGTTGAACACATTCTTGAGCTTGCCAACGATACCTGAAACGAAGCTCCAGATGCCATTGAAAACGGAGCTGAACGTCGATTTTATGCCGTTCAGTATGCCGCTGATTGTGCTCTTGATGGAATTAAATGCGGAGGTGATTCCGGATTTCATTGCGTTTACGACGCTCATTACGGCAGACTTTATGCCGTTCCAGACCGAGGTCGCGACATACTTTATCCCATTGAATACTGTCGAGGTGACGGTCTTGATTCCGTTCCACGCGGTCGTGACAGCGGTCTTGATGCCATTCACCACGGTCGTAATCGCGGTCTTGATTGCGTTCCATACGGTTGTGACCACAGTCTGGATAGCGGTGCAGACGGTCGAAATTACAGTCTTTATGGCGTTCCATATCGTAGTCACCACGGTCTGAATAGCCGTGAGTACCGTCGTGATAATCGTCTTGTAGATATTGAAATAAGTCGTGACGACCGTCTGTATTGCCGTAAAAATAGTGGTGAAGAATGTCTTGATTCCATTCCATACGGTCTGAATTACCGTGCTGATGGCATTCATCACCGTGGTTACGACAGACTGGATTCCGTTCCACGCACCGGACAGGAAGCTGCTGATGCCGTTCACTGCCGAGGTGAATACACCGCTGATGGCTGTCCAGATGGTCACGAAGAAGTCCTTGATCGCTGTCCACACAGTTACTGCGACCTCCTTGATGTTGTCCCAGAGGTTGATCCAGAAATTGCGGAAGCTCTCGCAGTTGTTCCACAGGTAAATAAATGCCGCGACGAGCAGTCCGATTGCCGTGATGATGAGACCTATCGGGTTTGCCGCCATTGCCGCATTCAATCCTGTAATTCCTGTTTTCACGACACCTATTGCGGATACTATCTTCGGCGCGAGTGTCATCAGCGCTCCGACGCCGGTCGCCATCTTGCCGACGACAATCAGCACAGGACCGATGGCAGCTACGATTGCCGTGATGGTCAGGATCATTTTCTGCGTCGCCGGGTCCATGTCCATGATGGCGTTCATCACGTCGATGATCTTCTCCATCAGGCTCTGGAACGCCGGTGCGACTGCCTGACCGATGGTGACGGTGAGCACGTCGAAGGTGGATTTGAGCTGTTCGATTGTGCCGCCTGTGCCAGACATCAGGGCATTCGACATGTTCTCTGCCGAGCCGCCGCAGTCGTCGAGCGCGTCCCGGAGCGAGGACACTTCTGAGGGTGAGGTCTGGATCAGCGTCAGCCATTTGGACATCTG